CAATTTTATTTTAATAACAAAAAAAAAAAAACCCAAATAAACATGAAAAAATTTTTTTAAATAAAAAAATTAAAAAAAAAAAAAAATAATATGTTTACAAGAATGCTATATATATCGATTATATTTATTGAAATGTACACTGAAATCTCTATCATAATTCTAGCTATGGGTATTATATTTGGTGCTTCTGGCGATCTCTACAGAACCCGCTCTATTAGAAAGAATGCGCTGACCGCAAAGAAAGAGTTGACTGGAGAAAAAGCTGATGAAGAAGAAAAGAAAGAGTTGACTAAAATATGGCCATATAATAAAGCGTGTGTCCTTACCATTATTATGGCCATGGCCGCAATAGGGTGTGCAGGTTTTTCTATCTTTCAGGGTATGGAGGAAGAACAAATGCAAAGCAGTACATTCTTCTTCTAAAGCGCGTCTATAGTGGTATAGTAGTTGTAGTTGTATTATCTCCCGTCTTAATCTGATCAAGTATACATTTATGCAGTATAGTCACCATTCTCTGTCTGTATGGTCTAAATGTAAACTTCTCCATCACCTCTTCATATGTAAACCACCCAAGGTCTTCGATCTCGTTGGATACAATAAGTGAAGTGTCTGTCCTTAACTCTGAATTTTTAAAAGTATACTCACTGGCTATTATATGAGGGGTAAAGGCAGGGTAATATACGGTTTTATACAACTTATCATTGCTCCCGTAATAAGATTCGATCAGGGGTATTTCTGAAACGATATTTATTTGACTGGAGCCGATCATGGTTTCTTCTTCGAATTCCCTCACGGCTGTTTCTATAGATTTCTCATTGCTGTTTTTTTTACCCTTAGGGAAACCCCACAGGTGGCTATCACTGTGGGGGTGATCTATATCTGCGATCATGTCAACGACCATCCTATAATTCTCTCGAAAGGTTCTTTTCGCCTTTCTGTACTCCATGTAAGCGAACTTACATTCTGCACCAAACCACAGGTCATCCCACAGTTTATCGAAAGGGTACATTGTAATCCTCTCGATTTCCTTTTCGGTCATCAGTGCTAGGAAAAATTTTAATTGCTTCTTGCTGTACAGGCCTCTGATAAAACTTACATAGTTAACACTGTCTCTTGGTTTACATAACTGGTACAAAACTCTGTTTCCCTGTATAGTAAAAAGGATGATCCCGTATGAAGTTATAAAGGTTTCATGTTTGTGGCTGTATCTGGATTTACACCCTTTGTTCTTAAAGGGTGTGATAAGTATCGATTTATCTTCTGATGTGGTTATCGATTTATCGTCTGGGGTGGGGATAATTACAGATGTCATCTATGATAAAAATTGGATTTATCTTTAAAAAAAAAATAAATGTTTATCTGATTGATTAATACAAAATATTTCTTTTAATTAAAACAAAAATTTCAAATTTTTTTATAAGTCCTCTTCTTTACACCACGAGTGTGTAAAAAAAGATGACTTAAAAGAAATATTTTTTTTGTATAATATATATATATATATATATATATATATATATATTATACAAAAAACAACACTACAATATACAATATGGATGAACTTAAAAATGAACGAAAGAGTAAGGTGTACCAATTACCCCTCCCCACCACCACTATAGAGATAGGAGGTGTAAAGAGGACTATTGTGAACACCAACATACTATGGAATATTAACTTCCAACACTTCCATGACATAGGGAAAGGTGCCATGATAGAAACATGGGAAAGTGCCTATCAATTATTATTCTTCTCCCCTTCTATACCTAATATCGTAAAGGAAACCCTTAGCGATGAAAACATGAAGAAACTCATCACCGCTAGAACCTCTACAATAAGGGAAGTGTTCCAAGATGTCCCTGGGATGGACCCCACTCTAAACACTATCTACAGCTATATGGACTAGGGCAGTGTAATTAGCTGTTTAATCGATCCAGCTCGTAGTCGAACACCGCATCCGTATACTGTTCTACATTTTTAAAGTATGTACTTGCTTGCTTTTTGGATTGAGCGGGGGCGGTATCCTTCCCTTCATCGACACGGAAAGGGATCTTATCATCGCTGGTTATGATTTTTATAGCAACCACTCCCTGATGGTCTGGGACGGGAATATTGGTGATTTTTGCGACTCTTGCGTAGGCGGCAATACACTTCCTATCTAGCGGTGGTGATATCCCCACAAGCTGGTCATACTCCCTAGCAATCCATTCTATATACACCTTCCCGTCCTGTCTATTATTGTAGGGTAGAGACAACTGTCTCCTTATATTGGATACTAGTGATGAATACCTGATAGCCGTATACCTGTGTTCCTGTGATTTTTCGATATTGTTCCAGAACTTGAGGAGGCTCGACGCAATACCGTTGGTCAGTGCCAGGACACTGAGTATAACTTTTAGATAGAACTGGGAACTCATTTCGGGGGGGGCAATAACCCCAATGGCAATAATGGGCGCGATTGCTATATTGACGTAAGAGAGCCTATTGTAGTACAATTCGAGTTTTTCCGCCGAGTGGATATGCATCCACTTGTAGCCCATTGCTTTATTTCCGATGTCTCTGGCGACGTTTTCAATTGCCCGGTTCCAGGTGATATGCCCTGTGTGGGGGGTCTGTTTGTTATCTGTCTCTCCATCTGTAGACACCATCTTTTATACTGTTTGTACAATAAAAATAGCTTTAGATCTGTTTTTGGTTCTGTTGAATAAAATAAATTTTGTTATATTCTGGTTATAAGATAACAAAATTTATTATATACAAATCCACTATCTATCTCTATCTCACGTTCTACAACTGAGATTTAATCAATGGTGGTATCGACGTCTGGAAGTTTTTTTCCTTACCAATGGAGCACAGAAGATCTTGATTGTGGGGATAACAAGTACAATACAATTATTAGAGTATACGGAATCTCCCCGGAAGGGAAGAACGTCTATGTCTGTATAACAGACTACTCCCCCCACGTATACCTCGAACTCCCCCACAAGTATACAGAATGGACCCTTGAAAAAATCACATCGGTGTGTGCAAGTATTAAGTCGATGACGACTAAATTCCCGCCTGTAAGTTACACCCTCCAGTACAAACACAAACTGTACTACTCCCACCTCGACTCCAGCTGTAACAATAAAAAATTCCCCTACCTGAAGATCCTGTTCCCCTCCACAGTCGCAGTAAACTTTTTCAGTGCATGTGTGAGAAAGGGTGGTCTCTTTGTCTCTGGAATGGGGACTATACAGGTAAAGGTCCACGAGAACAGGGTATCCCCCATTCTCAAGTTTATGAGAGACAGTTCTGTCTCTACCTCCGAATGGATCGATTTCAGGGGTAAGAGGATAGAGGGGGACTTCAGAGAGTCCAGATTCGAATACGAGTACCAGTGCTCATGGAAAGATCTCAATTCTACCCGCAGCAAAAGGTTAACACAGGTTTGTTCCAGACCCAAAATGATGAGCTTCGACATTGAAGCAAACTCCTCCAACCCTAACAAAATGCCTGACCCACTCTCCCCGGATGACTGTATATTCCAGATTTCCTGTGTGTTATGCACCCAGGGGGACGAAGAGAAAGACTACCAGTCCTATCTACTCACTCTGGGATCACCCAATGCTATAAAAAATGTAACTATCCTGAAATTTAGATCGGAACTGGATCTACTCAACGGGTTTGCCAGGTTTGTTCAGGATCACAACCCCAACGTCATTATAGGGTACAATATCCTTGGGTTCGACTACCAGTATATGATCGATAGAGCCGACTTCCTTAACAGTTCTAGATTCAAGAGTCAGGGTGTCCTGGTCGGGATAGATTGTACCGTCAAGCAGATATCCTGGTCGAGTGCGGCCTACTCCGTCCAGGAGTACTTCTACCTGGAATCTGAAGGTCGACTTATAGTAGATATGTTTCCTATTATAAAAAGGGACTATAGGCTAGACAGCTATACACTGGACTCTGTTGCCCGCAAATTCAAGCTGGCCAAATTCAAGCAGGACCTCGACCATACGGGTATATTCAGGTGTTACAAAGAGTTTTCTGGGGATAGTTTGGCAGAGGTGGGGGAGTACTGTGTAGTGGACAGTCTGGTCTGCCTGCTGCTGTTCGAGAAGTTAAACACATGGGTGGGGTTGACAGAGATGGCCAATATCTGCAAAGTCCCTATTTTCTACCTGTACACCAAAGGCCAGCAGATTAAATGCTTCTCCCAGCTGTATATAGAAGCCAAGGACACCAACACAGTTGTAGAACAGGACGTGTTCAAAGTTGATGAAAATGTTAAATATGTTGGGGCAACCGTTATTACCCCCAAAGAAGGGTTATACGACAATGTGCTTATGTTCGATTTCGCCTCCCTATACCCAACCATCATCATTGCATACAATATATGCTACAGTACCTTTGCAGAGGACCCCAACATACCAGACTCTTTGTGTCATATTTTAGAATGGAGTGACCATGTGGGTTGTGAACATGACAAAGAAGTCAGGAAAACAAAGGTCCCCAAGAGTAAAATAATATGTAGCCACCATCGGTACAGGTTTGTAAAAAAACCCAAGGGAATTGTACCTACCCTAGTAGAGAAACTACTGGGTGCCAGGAAAGATGTCAGAACCCAGCTGGCAAAAGTACCAGAGGATTCTGATATTGCCAATATATTGGAATGCAGACAGCTGGCACTGAAAGTATCCGCTAACAGCGTATACGGTATGATGGGGGTTAAAAAAGGGTTTCTACCCTTTACACCAGGGGCAGCGGCGGTGACAGCCGCGGGGAGGAAGGCACTTATTAAGACCATAGAGTATATAGAAGGGGAGGAGAAGGGTACGGTTGTCTATGGGGATACAGACTCTGTCTTTGCGAAGTGGGATCACCTTGTTACCCCACATGAGTGCTGGAACTTTTCTGTAGAACTAGAAAAAAGATTTGTGGGTCTTTTCCCCCCACCGATGAGGCTCGAATTCGAAGAAAAAATATACAAACAACTGTTCATGCTGTCCAAGAAAAGGTATATGGCGGTTGTGGGGGTATTGAAGGATGGGGAGGTTAAACTTAAGGATGAACTCCTAGTCAAGGGGGTGGTCCTGACTAGAAGAGATAACTGCTTTATGCTCAGGGTACTGTATAAAGATGTAGTTGATATGATTTTCAAGCGTGTAGACAAGCATAAAGTCACTAACTATGTCATTGATAATATAAGAAGTGTAATTACAGATAACTACAACCTGAAAGATTTTACCATATCCAAATCTGTCAAAGACGATGAGTCCTATACTGTCCCCCCCGCCCATGCAGTGCTTGCCAGTAAACTGAGGGGTAGAGGGATAAGGGTAGACGCTGGTAGTAGGGTACCCTATATAATAACATCCCAAGGGGGGGTTAACGCAAAGCAGAGTCTCAAAATAGAGGACCCCTCCTATTTCCAAAAACATATAGATGTGCTTAAGCTAGATAAATTGTATTATGTGTCGAAACTTGTCACCCCTATAGATGAACTCCTACAGGTTGCTTTTGGAATTAAAAATTTTACAAAACTGTTCATAAAATGGCAGGTAAATAAACAGAAAGTGCACAGCCAATTGTTGTCATTCAACAAACCCTTGTTTAGACCGGTACACTAGACGGTATAACGTACCATCCGATTACTTACAGTCAATATATATATATATATATATATATATA